TTTTGCCCCAAACATGTTTTTTTGAGAGAAAAAATGTTTACACGTAGAAGCCTATAGTGCCTACATAAGTTCTACCGGTACTAACTACAATGTAGTAAACGTTTTACTACAAAAAACTATTCAAATTCTAGTGTATTATGTGTTTGTAGTAGCATAGTAGTAGCATAGTAGTAGTGTAAATTTACATTATTCTTCCTGAATTTCCACTGAATTTCCAAATTCAAGTTGTCAAGATCGACTTGCGGACGCATATAGGTGCAGATATGCGCCCGCAGTCATTCCTCCTGTTATTTAGATATAGGATACACATGTTTTAACGCTCGTTTTGCAAGTGTATCGATATGCCTGTCATAACAGTCATACTCCCTGTACCATTTAGAGATTGTATTTGAGCCAACAGCCGCACGTAATGCATCCCATGCTAGGCGCGTTTCAAAGTCTTTATATCCTCCAGTTTTCCTTAAATGTTCGGCATGCAACTTGATTTTTTCCTCGATCTCTTTCATTTTTTCGATAACCCCGTTTAATTCGGCTTCCAATTTCATCTTCATTTTTTCATTCCTCCTGATTTTTGATTTTTATACAGTATTGTGCGTATAACACTTAAACGGTGTATTCACCCATAAATAGTCGCATATACGGATTAGATTCTTATCCACATTGTGCATCCAAGTATTTACATTTGACTGTTCATCCCACTCATAAGTAACGACTACTTCCCGGTTTTTGACGTCTAATTTATAGGATACTTTGCTTGTAATGTGAGGATCATGCAAAGGGATTCGATCGATACACTCTTGCACATCCTTAATAATTGCCTTTTTATGTTTCCGGATCGTTTCCGTCAACGAAGATTCTTCTCGATCAGCAATCTTTGACGCATAATCCCGAATATCGACGATCAGCCTTTTTCGCATGTTGCATCATCCTCAGTTCTTTCAAAGCATTTTGCATCAAACGATCCTAAATAATTCAAGTCTTTGTCGAAGATCATTACATTATAGGGTACTCTTTCAGATAAAACGCCATAATATGTTTCGTTTTTTGGAAATTCATATAGATAAGTACTTAAATCAAATGGATTCCCACGCTCCCAACTGATGAAACGATATTTGCCCATTCGCTTTACCAATTTATTGAATGACGGGCTATCGAAGCCCGTCACATTTCGGAACGTGTTTGCAAGTTCCTTTGCCTTTTCTAGCCAATATACATCCGGAAAATCGAAAAATGAGTCTGCTAGCTGGCTGATCCTCGTTTCCAGTACCATTTCAATATTGATCCAATCGTTTAATGACAGTTTTTTGTCCATAAGGATATGCCTCCTTCATTGTTTTTTGACTCAATATTCGCCGGTTAATGCCCTAGCAACTTCCACGAAGTCAATTTTGTCGAAGATGAGATTCATTAAGTCTGATACATACCCATGGATAACAGGGCTTTTGACGTTATCCAGTTCACTATACACATACTCTTCCAGCGTGTTTCTAAGGTGTTCGGCAAATGTATAAATATCCGTGTCAAACGCTTTACTCATCAAGTTATGATAAAACAGTTCGTTACTCTCCAGCCACAAAACAGTGAAATATGTTTCAATATTCTTGTATCCATTCATTTTTAATTCCTCCTTAGTTTATTGGTTTAAGTTTAATCGGTGTGCAAGGCAAAACGGTGTTGCTGCTTGGTACGCTTTATGCGATACTTCTCCGCATACAACCCGCCGCCCCGTGCCTACCGTCGCTAACTAGTGCGGTTTATAGTCCGCAGGGACTTGCTGGCTTAATGATAACGGCATTCCCAGCCACTTATACCGGACGGTATTTACGCAGGTATCCGCCTCCTGCACGTGTGACGACAGCCCACACGCTAGCGCACGACAATTGTTTTACTTAACTTATTTACTTATCTGTAGTATTCCCTCCCTTTAGTGCTTCTACTCATATTGTAGTACAGACTTTGTAGTGTGTCAAGCACTTTTTATAAACTTTTTTGTGGTTTTTTGTAGTGGTTCATGTTGTTACTTTTACTTTACTACAGACTTTGTAGTGTGTCAAGCACTTTTTATAAACTTTTTTGTGGTTTTTTGTAGTGGTTCATGTTGTTTGTTGTTGTCTGCAATCATTGTAGACGTTGCATTTGACGGGATCCAATCGCTGACAGGATCCCATAAAGTGGAATCGCTGACGGGATCCAATCGCTGACAGGATCCCATAAAGTGGTAATTGTCGATAGGCATTTTTGAGGATCCTAAAAGTGGAAACGTTGCTTGACGTTGACAGACGAGTAGGTTTGACTGATGCTGGAGAAAGTTGAAGAATTTACCATGTGGTAGGTTGTATGGGTGCTGATCCATATGATGGGTGTAGGGACAAAAATTGGAAGTTGCGCCTTGAGACGAAATGCCGGGCGGGCGGGGACGCCAACCCCCCACCAAACACACATAAATATCATCAACTTAACTACACTACACATCTTGTCATCTCACGCAAACTAACGTAAAATTATATCCAAACCGATTCGATTCTCTATTCCACAACATTTCAAGGAGGGAACTTAACAACCATGCTTCTCGAAGCCTTGAAAGCAAACGAATCCTTCAGGCGATTGCCTATCGAAAAGCAAGAGATTTTCGCACGGCTTGCTTCAGTTTTTGAGGATAATGAACTGGCGCTATATCTCAGCCCACAGGAACTTACCAGCAAACTTCAGATCGGAAATAAAAATCAATGGCAGGAATTTCTCAACATGGAAATCGTTCGGCAATACATTAAGGGGCAGATGGCGCAGATGGCGCAGATCGCCACACGGCGCACATTCAAAGCGCTGAAAGAGCAAGGCGAAAGTGGAAACGTTCAGGCGATTAAACAGATTAACGAACTTTCCGGGGTTTTGAATTCTGGAGACGACAACAAAGTCGTTGTTCTCCACAGAGTTGAGCGACCAAAGGAGGTGTTTATCCGTGACACAACAAACGAAGCAACTAATTCTCAATCTGATCCAGTTTAACATTCAAAGAAATCAGGAACTCGATCTTCAGGTGCTTGCCAACAGCATTGCAACACTGGCAAATGCTTACAAAACGATTTCAGATGCGGAAGTCGATCAAATCCGCTTGCAGCACGAAACACAACTCACCAAAGCAAAGCTGCAACTCGAAGCGCAACAGGCACAACTTAACGCTACCAAGGTGTACGGCGATTTGAGCATCAAGGAAATGCAGGTTCAGCAAGCCAATAACCAGCGAACAAGCGATATTCGCTGAAATCTATCAGCTAATATAGCTTGGAAGGGAGGTTTCCAGATGAAATGCGGTGCCTGAACTGCTATACAGCGGATATGGTAACTCCGCAAAATGGACATCCAGCATATATCGAATGTCCGGCTTGTGGATCTATTGAACTGACGTATGAACCACAAGATTATCAGGTAGAGTCCCATACAGTCCCGATTCGCAAAGTGTGGAACGAAAAGAAGGGAAAATGGGAATCTGAACTTCGGATTATCGGTTGGTTCGGTGGTTATGGGAGCGGCAAATCTCGTGCAAGTTTGACGGAAGTACTGTTAACAGCGCTGGAAAGTCCAAAAGGAACGGGTCTCCTGACAGCGCCTACACTTCAGCAACTAAAGCGTACAACGCTCAAGACGTTTTTTAACGAAGTTTGCCCGCCACCGCTCATAAAACGATATAATAAGTCAGAAGGTCAGATCGAACTCGTCAACGGATTCATATTTTACACGGTTCCTTCAGACGAAGAAGAAAAAATTCGATCTATAAATGCCGGAATTATTCATATGGAGGAAGCATCCGGGATCAAGCGGACGATTTACGACCAATTATTGACCCGTATGAGAGATCGATTTGTTCCGAATCGACTTTTGGCGGTGTGTTCAAACCCGGATATTGGATGGATTAAGGAAATCTTTGCAGATAATATCGCCAAAGCCGACCCGAATCATCCAAAACACGATGAATATAACCGATTTATTCACACATTTATCTGGGAAACAGAACTGAATAAATATCTTCCTTCAGATTACATCGAGGTTCAGAGTCGTGGAAAGCCTGAATGGTGGATTCAGCGTTACCTGAAAGGCAGTTTCCAACATTCAGAGGGGATGGTTTATCCGAATTTTGCAAAATGTTTAAGAAATTCTTCCGATTATTTTGAAGAACGGGGAATTGAAGATATTCCTCAAAATTGGGAGAAGTTTGTGACTCTCGATCACGGTCTGGTAAATCCGACAGCGGTTTATTGGTATGCTATTGACCCGGTGAACGGGGTTGTTGTAACGTATGATGAGCATTATAAAGCAAATATGCTTGTTCCAGACCATGCAAAAGCGATCAAACCACGTATTGACGCTATTCCAGCGGGGATGTTACGGTTTATGGTAGCCGATCCGTCCATTAAAAATCGTACCGATGTTGTAAATGGTAAAAGTGTACAAGCCTTATATCAAGAGTACGGACTCTACTTTTCGCCCGGAAACAATGACGTTGAAGCCGGCATTCTGAAAGTGAACTCTTATATCGAACGGGGCAAATGGATCATCCTTCAGGATCGGTGTCCGAATCTTGCAAAAGAGGGGATCGAGTACAAGTATAAAGAAATCTCACTTGACGATACAAAAAATCCGGATGAAAAACCTGTGAAAAAGAATGACCATGCAATGGACTCTATACGTTACGGGTTTATGAGATTGCCGGATGACCCAAATATGCTTAAAACAGTAGGATACAGTCCGCCAATGGACTATTCGGACTATTACTTGGATGATGACGATGATGAATATGAAGAATACTCCGAAAATTACTTGAATTACGTGTAGAAAGGAGGACTATGTATGGAAGAACGTAAATTATATACGATTTACTTTACAAACGATACGTTTTTATCGTACCGTTTAACAGACGAAGATTACCGAAAAATCGGCAAAAATCTCCGCAAAAATCGAATTGTGGAAACGTCTGTCGGATTTTTACACACGAAAAACATGTGGTCTATCATCCTTCAGGTAGAACCGAAAAAAGAATACAATTTATCAGCAGACCCGGAATTGCCACCAGAATATGTAGAGTATTTAGAACTTGCACGTAGGGCAGAAGAATTTATGGA